CCAAGCCGATTGCCGACTGTGGAATCTACGTAAGCTGTTTTGTCACCATTAAGTACATGAACTCGGGCCATGTACCAGTAGAAGCCTGATGATGTCGCAGAACCCACCCCACCAAGGTAAGCGTAAACGTTATTCCCAGGATTAACTCCAGCCGTTACCTTGATACCGATACGGAACCAACCATTAGCCAGCGTAGTGGTGTAGGCAGTGGCTGTGGCAGATTGTGGCCCTGTGAGGGCTACTGCACCAGTCAGATAGTTGACCGTGATATAGCAAATATCAGCAGCAGTTGTTGCGTTATAGAAGCCGTACGTGTGACAGCCATTCCCAGTATCAAAATTCCCTCGTTTTACATCTACAAACAGACAAATTTTTGTGTCATTTGCGGTGAAATTCGTAGAGAAATTTGTGGAACCAGCAACCGAATTTGCAGTTAGCCCATACATCCCGCCATCAAAAGCAGCGACAGAAAATGGGGTTGAGTTTGCGGTTAGGCTACTACTCCAACCCAAAAGCGAATTGCTCTCTGGAGCAAGGTTATGCGGCCCCCACTGCACCGTGCCATCTGGGCCTATGCAGGTGGATGGGCTCGACCTTGTGACGGCAATCAAGCTGTTGCTGTTTTTTTGCACGCCAGCCAACTCGCGCTTGCGCCAAATGCCAAGGCCGATGCGCATCATCAGACAAACCCAATCATGTTTGTTGCCGTGGTGTTTGTGGCGTTGATGCGGCTCACTAGGAATGGGCCAATAGTGCCGCCTGATGGCACGTTTTTGAATGTCATTGCCGTTTGCGAATCATGGTCAATCACCACTACATCACCGCCTACGCCGACATAGATTTGGCGGACTGAATTTGTCAGGTCAACCGTATCAGACGCGGTGATTGCAACCATCTTGGCCGCCGGGTCAGCAGAGCCGAATTGGCGAGGATTGAGGGTGGAAAAGGCGGTCATTAATAGCCCCTGTTGATGTTGAAGCGACGGCTTGAGATTGAGCCAAATTCAGTGCGCAATTTGACATCCTCCTGATTGCTCGATTCCTGGGAGTTGCAATTGCGCATGGCCTCTTGGAATCTGGCCTCCCAAATTTGGGCATTTTGCGGCTGAAGAATGTCATTGAACCCCTCGACCAAAGAGCCGAAAAGGTACACATCAGGGTAATCCTGAAGCAGGTAATTTGTGGTCGTTGTATTGCTCAGATTGAACAATTGCTGATAGCGCAACTTGACCGAATAGGCCTGGTCTGCTGGGCTTTGAAAGCGCAGGTTTGTGCCATCAATGCACCAGTACATGGGACGGCTTGGCGTCGTGTTGTAGGGCATCGACTGGGGCAATAGCTGCTCCAGTTTTTCGCGTGGGTTGATGTCATTCAGCCACAGCGCGACAGGTGATTTGAAATCGCTTGGAATGGCGATCAAGTCAGACGATGCGGTCGCTGAAAGCGTGGATTCCGTTTCCATGACGCGCAGGCGTACAAGCGTCTTGATACGCATCTCCGCCAACGTGATGTAGTCGGGAATCTGATTGGTGCGGTCATTGCGCTTCATCCACTGCGCAATGACCGCCTTCAGTTCACTGTAGTTGGTCAGCGCCATCAGTCACCACAACGGCTGTTTGTTTTCTGGCTTTTTTGGGGACTTCGCCCAATGGGTAAAAGCCAGATTTTGCAGATTCGGCCTGCTCATCTTCGCTGAACACAATGACGTAAGCGCCATCATATTCGCCAGAGGCGTAAAGGCATTTGGGGAATTCTTCGAACATGAAAACACCCCCACCGAAGTGGGGGCCTCCGTTTTAGTTGCTCAAAATCCGAGCCGCCAGTTCAGCGCGGATGGTCTTGTATCCGTACAACAAATCAAGACGGCAAGGGAATTTGTCGTTGTTGATGTCGTACTGACGGACGATCCGCATTGAAATGCCGTCCTGCACCTCACGGGCGCTGAAGTCAACGCCAGAAGGCATCACCAGGTCAGCGGTAGCGAACGCAAACGCATCCTTGTGGAATGCCAGCGAAGGCTTGTAGACGCCCGATGCGCTGCCGATCTTGGTGATGGCTGCACTGTTGGCCATGCCAGCAGCAACCACGTTCTGACGTCCGCCAGATGTGTAGATGGCAGGTGCAAATGACACCGTACCAGCACCACCGGCGTAATCAGCCGTCACCACGAACTGCTGCAATGCACCAGTGTCGGCCTTGCTTTCAGGATGCACGCGGTTACAACCGGCCACGGTGATGATGTCGCCCTTTTTGAAGGTAGTGGAACCGGTGGCAACAACAACCGATGCCGACCCGTTGGTCGTTACCGCACCGTTGACCGTGTAGGTCGTGGATGCAGCAGCCGTGCCGGTCGTTTGAGCCGCCATCAAGGTGTTTTCGTAGAAGTCGAATCCACCAGTGCGACCCATCGCGCCTTCGCGGTACTGTTCCTTGATCGCGCTGGAGTCTTGAAACAGGCCTTTCAGCGCATCGACCAAATCAACGTTGTCTTGCGTGTTGAGCAGAATCGTGCGATTGCTGTCCATAGGGGCAAGGTTGTCGTTCATCACCTTTCGCGCCATCATCAGCTTGTTGAAATTGATGGCAGAGCCGATGTTGTTGACGTTGTTGTAAACGTCCAGCGCCATCGACAGTGCATCCGCTTCAACGTTGGCAGCCAAGACGGCCATTGCTGGTTCCAGGATGCGCTTGCTGAAGTCGTCCAGATTCAAAGTGAGGTCAACCGAAGTGAAGTTCAGATCGACGCCCTTTTGAGTGGCGATTTGCAGCGTGGTGCTGATTTCCGAGGTGTCCTGCGCGGACAAAGTGGCACCGGTTCGCACCGTGTACTGGTTGGGCAGTCGGATCTTCAGCGAATCGCCGATGCGTGCGCCGGATTTGGCGAAGCTGTCATCGTAGGTGCGATTGACGTTGCCGACGAAATTCAGCTTTTGATGCAGAATCCGCAACGCTTCTCGCGTGACGGCTGTGGGAGTGAGTAGTGAATTTGCCATGATGGCCTTTCAAAAGGTTATCGACGTGATTTGATTTGTGATTGCCGCCATTTCAGCCACTGCTCGGGAGAGAGCTTGTCAGGGTCGGTAACGGCCTTTGTCTTGTTCGCGACTTGAACGCGAGTGACCGGCGCTGCCTGAGTGACTTTGGGCTTTGTGGTGGCTTGCTTCTTGGCTTGGTCGGTCTGATACTCGCGGAACAGGCTTCGCACCATGGCTGGCGACCGCATCGCATCGAGTTCTCGTTGCGTGTAGCCGTTTGCCAATGCGTACTTGACCAAATCCACTCGTAGCTGTTCGCCCCAACCAGGAATATCACGCTCTAAAACCCGCCGCCCTTCTTCCAGTTGCCGTGCAGCTTCTTGCTGTTGCAACTGGGTAAATTGCGCGTGTCGTTGCGTGACTGAGTTTTGAAGCTGTGCGTATTGGGCTTGCAGCTGTCGCAACTCGCGGTCGATCTTCATTGCCTGCACCGGGTCTGAGTCAGTAAGCTGACCCAAATCAATGCTTGACAATTGCTGATGCCGCATTTCTATGGCCTTCATTGAGGCCACTTCATTCATGTTCTGAAAATGAACCTGTTTCTCAACTTCAAGCGCCTGCCTTTCGGTTTCTGCCTGTTTTCTGAGTTCAGCGGTTTCCTGCGTTTTACGGGTGTAATCCGCTTGCATCAACCGCTCGGCTTTCAATTTTTCAAGGGCTTCTTTCTTCCCTCGAACCTTGACGCCATCAAGTTCTTCTTCAAGTTCATCGTCATCAGATTCTTGCGATTGCTCGGTATCGAGTTCGCTGTCATCATCAGTTGCTGAACCGGCTTCAATGCCTGTGTCGAGTTCTTCGACAAGTTCGGAATCCCCGGAGGGTTGTTCCATATCACTCATTGCGATTTCCCATAAAAAAAGCTACCCGAAGGTAGCGACTTGCTGAAATCAAATGGGCCTATACAGGCGCAGGGAACCCGGCATCAGCGGGTTGGATTTGTGATTGCTGAATCTCGTTCATAAGCCTGATGCGCTCTGTTTCTGCCTTGAATTGGTCAAGGCGAAGTTTTGCAGTATCGATCTGGTTTTTGATGCCGTCTGATTCCTGCTGGGTTTTTGACAACTGCAATTGACCTTGCAACGCCTGAATCTGTTGGTTGAGTGTCTGCACAGCCTCGCGAGCATGGCCGTCCATTTGCTGCATCTGCTGTTGCATCTGCTGTACCTGCGGGTTCTGCCCCTGAATCTGAGGCGGAAGCATCATCTTGAGCCGGTCTGCAATGTCATCAGCTCCAGGCCAATCCAGATTCTTCGCCAGCAAATCACCGGCCACTTGGAACAACTGCGGGAATGCTCGGATCATTTCCAGCATCTGATTAGCAGCCTCTTCGCGCTTGGTCGAGTAGCTCGGGCCGACTTCGCACGTCACGTCATATTTTCCTGTGGTCAGGTCATAGATGCGGGTTAGCCCCTCGACTGTTTCCTGATTCTTCCCGGCCTCATAGTGCTGAGCTTGCGGCGTCTTGTTTTGGTCAGGCGTGAAGGGCTGATTGATGGGTACTGCTTCGTTCTCACCGTTCTCGTGGATCACCCGGATGATGCGCGGCGCGTCGTAGACCTTGGGGATCATGTCCACCAAGATGCGGCCAGCATGCTTGATTGCACGGGACAGGTTGTCAATGTAATTGAACGTTGCGGTGTCAGACTCTTTCTGACGTGCCAGGATCGCCCGGCCACTGGTTTCGTTCGACTGTTTGCCCAGTGCTGCGTCGTAAATGCCCATGACCGACTTAATGTCATCCGAGGCGTTCAGTGCTTCCTGCAACGCACCGCCTGGCGGCCCGGCGAAGGGCTGACGCTGTGGCGCATCATTGCCGTCGTATTCGATGTACGGATGGGATACTACGTTCGCAGTCGCCCACTTGTCTTGATCGCTGTCAAATGACCCCTTGCGGCCAATGAATGGTGTTTTGGGAGCGAGCGCGACAAGTTCAGTCGAAGCAGTGCGCCAGTAGTTGAACATCTGCTGTGGGTCTTTGGCCCAGCGAACCAGGCTAATGAAATGGCGCTTTCCTTCTACAACCACCTCATCACCGTACACCGGGATGATCGGGATGTAGCGGCCAGCCCACACGTTTGTTTCCAGCACCTCAGCGCCGGTCATGATGCGCTGCGTTACCTTGTGCGTCTTGCTTGGGCGTGTACCAACGATGGTGATGCCCTGAATGTCGAGAATGTCCTTGATCTTGAGGTATTCCTTCTCGTAGATCGTCATTCCGTCCGACAATTTCAGCAGCGTTGTCGGCACTTCGTCGCGTGTCCAATATTCAGCGACGCGCACCATTTCACCGTCGCGCCAGCCGCTTGGCATGTCCATGTAGTTGGTTTCCCAATCTACCTTGTCAGCACCTTTCCAGCGCTTCTCAAACTGGCTGTCACCCCATAAATCGGTAATGAATGCCTTGTTCCAGTCAGCAGAATCTGCCCCGGTGGACTTTTCATCGCCGTAAACACTCAGCGGGTTAGGGACGCGTTTGATAACAATGTCCTGCTCGAACGTATCGTCATCAGCATACTGCGTGTCAATGATGAAATAGCCAAAACCACCCGTCACAGCATGGTCTAGCGCCGTGTCGTAGGCCACATCAGCGCTCGACGTGTACTCGATATTGCGAATCAACCCGTTAAGAATTTCAGCGGTTTCACGGGTTGCGCCTGAGTCCACAGGATGCGTAACGATGCTGGGTTTGTTTTGCCGTGCGTCGTTCGTCACCTGACGGATCATGGAAGGCAGACGGTTGATCGTCAGGCAGGGGCGTCCTTCAAGCTCGCGCTGGCGCTTCACCCCATCGGGCCATTGCTCGCCCAAACGGGCAAACTTCATGTCATCCAACCACTGCTTGCGGTTTTCAGACTCAGCGTCCTCCGATAGCTGGAATTCCTCCAGCGCGTCGGATATTGTGTCTTTATCGCTCAACTTTTACCCCAAGTTTGATAGCCAATTCCTCGGGCGTGTCGGCATCGATAGCCACACGCCGAGAGATAGGGCAGTCTTTGTCAGGCGGGACAATGACATAACAACGCACGCCGCCGCCGATGAATTTGTCTGTTGCCAGGTCATATTTTCCGGTGTTGTGGTATTGCAATTCGTTCATTTATCCCATCCAATTCAAAACGACATTGGTTCTGCGCTTCTCGGGGAGTTGCTCATTAAATCCCATGGCCAGATACCTGAATGCATCAGCTCCGTGGCTTGACCAGTCGTGCAGCGGTCCTAGTGAAATGCCGCGCTTGTCATCAATCTTTTCTCGGTACTGCCGAATGGCATCAATGCCGGTTGCGCACTTGCGGGCATCGAACCACATGCGGCTAATCAAGAGCCTGGCAGCTGAAATTCCATCCTGCACATTCGACGCAGCCAGCGGCGTGAAATTGATCCCCAGGCCTGCCGCAACTTCAAGCCTTGACTTACCGTTGCCCATCTCGCGCACTTGAATGTCATGCGGGGCAATGTGCTTGCCATACAAATAGCCGCGCTTGTCGAGTTCACCAGCGTAGTAGTCCAGGCCATGCCCTGACGCCTCCAGGTAGTCAATCACCCGGATTTCTCGGCCCACCTGCTGCCAGAACCAGATCGCCATCGAATCCGATATTCCCAAGTCCCAGGCTGTGTTGACCTTCAGCGCCTTGTCATAAGGCACATTGGTAATCCGGCCTTCTTCATCCGCGCGCTGCAACTCTTTTGCGTAGTAAGCCCCGGTGATCGCAGCGTCAAACGAGCATTCGAACTCTTGCAGATACTCATTTTCCGGCATCATGGATTGAAGCCTGACCAGCTCAGCATGCTCAATCAACTGGGTTTCGCTGGCCTTCAAGACCTGGCAGAACCACTCTGGGCTCTCTTTTGCCACCTTGTATGTCTGACCTAGCAAGTTGCCCCATCCTTTTGGCGTACCAGACAAATCAAGCCATCCCTTACGGTCAGCCAGAGCTGGCATGATGACCTGCGTTAATGCGCCAGGTGCAATGTCCTGCGCTTCATCAGCCGCAATGCCATCAAAGTAGAGGCCACGCAGCCGATCAATGTTTTCTGCGCCATACAAGCGGATTTGAGCGTTGTTGTGGGCAAATGTCACAGACAACTCAGATTCATTCACCTTGCCGCCAACCTCAAGTATCGGCCGGCAATACTGCTTCAAGTAGTTCCAGGCAATATCCTTTGCCTGTATGTAATACGGAGCGAGGTAACCAAAGCGCGGGTTTTCAATCTGTGCACTCGCAGCCTTTTGAATCAGCTTGTTGATCCGCGCTACCGTCTTACCGGCACGACGATGCGCAACAGTCAGCGAGTATCGGTGCGCAGAATCATGGTATGGCCTAAATGCTGACCTTGGAGCGTAGTCGATTACAACCCGCTTTGTTTCCACGTAAATTCCAATTTCATAGGGCCGCCCCCATCGCCGGTGACT